GCATATTCTACTTCAGGTGTTGTACCTTTTTGACGATCCCCACCATTAGCAAATATGATTTTAGAGTTTCTAGGAAATGTATCTTTGATATGTCTAATAGCTTCACAGGCATGATTTTCGCTATCGTCAAATTCAAATACACCGCCGACACATTTAATTTCTTTAACAATAGCAGAGCGTTCAGACATAGGCATAAACGGTCTACCTTTTTTACGAGTTAACCATTCATCAGAATTTAAACCAACCATAAGAATATCACCGAGTTCTTTGGCGGCTTTAAAATATTCAATATGTCCTGAATGGAGTGGATCAAATCCACCAGTTACTACAACTACTTTCATATCAATTACCTTTCATAAAATAATCCCACGCAAAACTAACTTTTGATTTATCAGAAATCATATTTCTTTTATTATTATAAATTGACGGATGTACCCACCAATCTTCATGAGCGTTAATAGGATCAACACTAAGGTCTTGTACCATCAGTTTATATCCTATCTTATGAAGTATATCCCGTGAGTTATCTTTAAAATCGTTTTGCCACCAACAATAATTATGTTGGAATTGGATAATCCCAAATTCATATTTGTTAAATGGTATTTTTGTTAATACATCAAGAGATGTTTGTTCAGAATTAATGCGTAAAAAATCAATGTATTGTTCCATACAAGATTGATTAAACAACAAGTCAAAATTAATTTGGGAGGCATCACTAAGGATAATCTGACTTGTTCTTTCTCTTGAATGTATATAACACATTCTTTCGTCGTTGTCAATACTAATACCTTTCCACCCAAATTCTTTTTCAAGCAATGCGGTATTATTACATTCAGTTGGATGCCCAGAACCTATTTCAATAAACGATCCACCTTTTTTACCATCTGTTACTGATAATACAAATAAGTCTTGCATATGCCGGGCATAGTTTTGTTTAATATTTTCAAATCCAGGAAACGGAAACTTGTACAGGTCTTTATCTTCATCGGTGTATGGTATACGATGTGGATATCCTATTTTATTAATCCATTCGCAAACATCCTGAAACGATTCTTTGTCCAAACTTTCTCTATGCTTTGCTTTGAATAATAATAGTTTTGAACTATCAACACCATCAGATTTCCAACGAGCAATTGCGTATTGTGCCGCAAATGCCGACATACCTGGAAACCCTATATTAAGATCACCTTCCGCAGTTGTATTTTTGCCAATACTACTCCATACAAGTGCATCTCTATAATTGTCTTGAGTTATTGATAATTGTGCAAGAAAGTAATATGCTTCAGGTCTTTCAGGCATAACCTGAATTGCGTTTTTAAGTAATCCCCAAACGGTTTGAGATCTCCTACCTGCTTCATCATAAACCGCAGCACCACGTATCAAACTTTTATATTGTATGATACGTTCTTCTTCTGTAACACCGGGTGAATAATCCGCGGCTCTTAAATAGAATGTAAAGGCGGCAGCTAATTGGCCAAGTTTAAAATATTCTTCTGCAAGTGCAAATGATTTCCAAGGATTATCATAGTCAAGAACGACTTCATTTAGTAAATTATTAATCATAGTTATACCTTAGTTAAAAAATCAAAGAATACGCCTTTTGGCATTTTCAAAATATACGATGCGTTATCACTTAAACCAAATGAGATTAAGATATCTGTTTCGGTAAATGTAACACCGGTTACAAACTCAATATTAAATTCCTGACTTTTTGCATGGTCATAATAAGTACCCATAAAATGAAATTCTTTTGATGTATGTATAATGTTCCAATCATTATCCCAAACAACTACACGGTGTGCATAATTACCATCTTTTCTAAAGAAAGAGTCTTTGAGCAAATTTGTTTCATGGCAAAATGCCATTTGCTTATTATCATCAATACGAATAACCTGAGAACCGCCGCGCAAATCTTTTTGTAAATTAGCACGTTGGTCTTCACTTAACTGAACGGCATCCTCACAAGTACCTTCTTCAATGTTAAATTTAACAACCTGAGTTGGGTTTGACCATTTAACAAAATGCCAAGGCATATCTAAAATAGGCATCCAATTCTTTTCACAATATGATTTATCACCATTTGGTGCAGGAATTGGATGACGACTAATTTCTTTCCATTCAGTACCATCGTGTTCAACGTGGCACATTTCCATACGTCCTGTACCTTTATCATCATAGCAATCACGGCGAACACCGCAAAGGTACATTTTATCATCCCATTTAAATAAACGTGCATCCTCAAGGCCGACAAAGTTCCATGTTGGTTTAGTATCTAAAACCATATTTACTCGACCTGCCGACAGCAGTTTGAAATCTTTATCGTATTCGCATAGAATGTTATGTGTTCCTAGTTTAACATCATCTTCAGGATGTATATAAACTAATGGTCCCCACTGATGTGGAAACTTTTTACCTTCACTGTGATATAGGATATAATTGATATGGCGAACATTAACAAACATCCTATCACCATCTAAAAAGATGCTAGGATTCATTAGGCCGGTATCTTCGCCGCCTAGTACTTCTCTTGGAATAATAATAGGATGTATTTCACCGCCACGTTTAAGAGCGTATGTAGCCAGCCCACCTATATGCAAATCGTGCATTATGCCTCCATAATATAAACATTATTTAATTAAACCCAAACAGGGTTTCTTTGTGTCATAGTCAATTTGTCAATCTTTTGTTGAATTTTTTGATTGATAATTTGCTCATGAGGTTCGTCTATCGTTGCTTTCACCCAATTGATAACCGTTTCTTCAGTTAAGGAATCGAGTGATACAAAACTGTCAGCGGATGTATCAACGGCAGACAAAGTGGTACGTCCCAAATATGTTGCTTCATTACCACTTAAATCTGTACCGATCTTTTTCCACTTAACTTCAATAACGGCATTTTCAAGAGTGTCGCCGTTACTATTAACCTGATTTTTTGTTCCAAGTTTTACGACTTTCCATTCATATACCATTTAGTTCTTTCCTTATCCTAAGCTTCAGGGTCTGGCGTTACTGATTCGCCTGATGCCCAAGGCAAGTCATTTGGTGCAACTTCTTCTTCATTTTCTCTATCAATTTGCAATTGAATTTGCTCATCAATGTGTGCTTTATAAGATGGTGAACCATCAACAACTGCTGTGATCCAACCGATAACAGCTGCTTCAGTTAAATCTTCAAATGCTGTAAATGTTCCTGCTGGTACATTAGCCGCGGTAAAAGGTGTTGCTCCTGCAAACTCTCCTACGTTACCATTTGCGTCTGTTCCTTTAACTCTCCAAAAAGTTTGAACAACAGCGTTTGTATTAGTTTCGCCGTCGATATTAACCTCATCTTTTACCTTAAGGCTTTCGACCGACCATTCATATGTAAATGCCATTTTTAAATCTCCGTCTGTGATTGTAGTTATATTTATTCTTTATTGCTCATGAGCATTGTAACCATTTCTGTCAATTTGTCAATGGCTTTTTTCTGCTCATCTATTTGCTTTTGTTGTTTATTTATTGTTTCCTGCTGCTCTTTTGTTGACTCAATAAGTAGTCCAACCATGTTGCCATAGTTAACTGCTTTACGTTTACCACCGCCAGCATCATTTGGATCGAGTGTGTCAATCTCATAAACAATACCTGGTAAAACTTTTTCAACTTGTTGAGCGATAACGCCGGTATGTCGGCCATCACGGTCGATATATTTATAAGTGATACCATCAAGTGACATTACCTTTTCAACAGCATTATCAATAACTTCAACATCTTCTTTATAGCGGATATCCGAGAAATCAACATATGCTGTAATATTCTCATCACACTGAATAGCACCATAAGAATTTATCCCATTCATCAGTGACGTGCCGGCGGGATTAGTGTAATATGTGGTGTCATTTTGGTCATAGAAAATTGGAGCACGGAAAGAAGATCGAGCTTCAAAGTAATTAGATCTCGTACGACCTTCCCAGGTACCATTGTAGTAAATATATGTAATATAGTCTTGGTCAGCATAAATAATTGCTTCACCATTGTCATGGTACATCGAGAAAATAGAACCGTCATCATCCCAATAATGCCGTCCACACGCAGTACCGTTCGAGTCGCGGTAATAAATTTCACCATGGTCGTTGTTGTTTGAACGGATTGAGCAAGTATCTGAATCATCATCGTACCAATCCCAACCATCATTCAAAGAATAAATGTTGGCGTTAATGCCATTCATACGTGAAGTTGAGGCGGGGTTTGTGTAATAGCCTGTGTCATTTTGGTCATAGAAAAGTGGTGCCCGGAATGACCCGCGTGCTTCAAAATAGCTAGATCTTGTACGACCTTCCCAAGTACCGTTATAATAAATGTAGGTGATATAATCTTCATCAGCATAAATAATTGCTTCACCGTTATCGTGGTACATTGAGAAAATTGACCCATCATCATCCCAATAGTGTCTACCACAGGCTGTGCCATTACTATCACGGTAATAAATTTCACCGTGGTCGTTGTTATTTGAACGAATATTGAAAGTATCACCGTCATCATCGTATAAATCCCAACCATCATTGAACTGAAGGAAGTTAAGATTAATTTGGTTCATACGAGAAGTTGATGCAAAGTCTCCGTAATAAGCACTGTCGTTTGAGTCGTAATAACGGCCTGCATACATTGATCCGCCGTTTGTACTGTTTTCATCAAGTACAGGAATTGTTCTCCAAGATCTAAACGAACTACCCCAAGTTGAGCGGAACCGAAGGTTTGTAATCGGACCACCAACCATTTGCCAACCATAACGGTTGCTACCGTTTGAGTAGTGATATGACTGAATACCAACCCAGTGAGAAGTACCTGAAGGCTGGTTGCCTGGGTTTGACCACGAGTCAATAAATCCTGAACCCCAGTCAGCAACAGTGGA